ATCGGGCTTGTCCTTGCCAATAAATCTAAAAATAGTTAGCAACGATGGATCTTTGAATTGAGTAACCAGAATATCAAAGCCCATCTCATAAGCTTCCTTCGTAAACTGTACGCTGTGCGCTAGATAGTTTCTAGCCACATCCGCATTTAGGGCGCGGAACCAGCCGGTGCGATTTTTACCGGTGTGGATGATGAATAGCGTGTTGCCGTAACGGCGGAGAATTGCGCTCGGCAGCTGACACTCCTTAGTCACCGCGGCAAGCGCTGCAGATCCCGCATAGTCAGAGCCGGTCTCTTTCGTTGCCTCTTGAATTATCTCCGGAACGGATAATTCTCTTTGTTTACTATCGACGACCATATGTCACCTGAGTAATTTAAAAATCGCTGCGCTGTAAATATTACCCATGCCGGCAGCTAGACTGAGTATTAACCCCTCGGGGGCTTCAGCATCGTGAGACAAAAAGACATCATCCTTCTCGGTGCGGTTAAGAATTGCCGGCACTTTGCCCATACGCACTTCTTCCAAAAGAAGGAGCGTCTCAAGGAGCCCACTCGCACCCATCGTATGGCCAATCCTCGGCTTGTATGAGGTCGCCACAAAATCCGTAAACATGGAAAGCAAAGCATTCTTTTCCGCTGCATTGTTGGAATCCGTCCCTGTGCCGTGCGTTTTAATTATTTTAACCTCATGCGGGTGTAACCACGCATTTTGTAGCAGCTCTTTTATCGCTTTTGTAAAGCCCTCTCCGTCTTCCCGCTGACCAATCGGATTCGTGGAGGCCTCTGAGGCATTGTTGGCAGCAATTAACGCGGCCGTCGGGTTATCCGCCACCGAGAAGTGATCAAACACCGCTAAGGCGGCGCCCTGACCGATACGGAATTTTTTGTTCTTGCTATCAAACGCAGACGGGATAATTCCCGCCCCCTCTTCCTTAGCAGTCAACACCGCCTTGGATTCACCGAAAAACTCGAGCACCGTGTTCGATACGCCGTCCTCTACCGTCAAGACAATCACGCGCTTAAAGTTCTGATAGCGGATCATCATCTCGACATCCTGCATCACCTTCAGGCTACTAGCGCAGGCGCTCGAGTCGGTAACCACTAGATCAATCTGCCCAAACTGCTGCGCAATCCTGCCCGCCCATACTTGGGTCAAGGTAAACGGCATGAATTTGTAGCCGTAGTTCAGCGTGTTGTCCGGATACGCTTTGGGTGTCATGCCGGCAAAGTGAGCGTTACCCGCGGCGAGTACAAACGCCGTTTTTCCTACGGGGTTCTCGCGAAGGTGCTTAATGAGCTCGGGATCTAAAACCTTCTCCGCAACCTTGTGCGGCACATAGCTCAAACCATTCTTGACCTTTGCAAACACATCTGGGAAAAAGTGCGCGCGCTGCGGGTAAACAATGTCCCCAAGCAGCGTGGCCTCGGCAGTGCATGCCGTCCGGTGGTGTGTAAGACAGATCATTTAATTAGCTCAATTGCCGCCTCAACTGACTCGGGCTCCCGAGTCTTGTGTTCCATCAGAAACGCATGAATATCGCCCACCGTAGCAGGCTGCATGGTCTTCGCTACCTCTTCCTCTACACCGTAGATCTCGCTCATGTAAATGCAGATCATCAGCGTATCCAAGCTGTCAACATCAATCTCAGGCAGCTTGTCATCTAATGATTTTGCGTTGTCAAAATCAGGGTGCATCGGTTTAGCAATGCGCGCTACAGCGTTAAATAAATCTACAAAGTTCATGTCTATCCCCGTGGGTTGACGGCATTGACTACGGCTTGCGCCCAGTCTTGCCAGTTCTCATATATGTACGGGCTTGGTATAGCCTCGTTTTGAAACACATCAATACCTTTTAAACCTGCTGCCCATGCCTTCCAATTCTCTTCCTGCGCATTTATTTCTAACTGCTGTGCTGCATATGCCTCACACATAAGCGCTGACCACGACGCAAAGGTATGCCAGCGTGGGTCATAAACCAGTGCAAGCGCCATTAGTATGGCCTTACATCGCCAAAGTCAGCATTGATCATTACTCGGCCAAGCTGATAATTGCCGCCCTGCACATCTGAAACAAATATTAACCGCATCTCACGACGCTGTTCACGCAAGTCCACCTTACCCGTAGTCGGGCTAAATGGATATGGTCCAGTCGTTTTATCAGCACTCTGCGCAAACGGCGGTCCTGTTACATAGAGCTCCATCTCACCAGACTGCACAAAGTCCGGCTCCATCCTCTCGAGATGAATCCAAATGTTGGGACCGACCATCGAAGATTCGGACGGACCGCCCGCAACCCACCCAAGGTCGTTTGTCTCAAAAGAAGAGCGAATCGCGCGCTGAACCTGCCCCTTGATCTCGTCCGTACCAATCTCGTGCTGCCACAGGCTGACCAAACCAGCAACGCTTTTGAAAGTTGCAGAAACAGTGGCCGAGGCCGTGCATGCAGCGCTTAGTGTTACTGAGTAAAAGCCTGTCGTTGCGCTCGCAACGAAACTTGAAATTGTGGCACCAGTGGGCACGCCGGCCGCCGTCACAGTCATGCCAACATAAATCTGGTTGCTGATCGCCGTAGTTATAACCGCGCTTGAATTAACGGTCGTGATGTTCTGGGTGAGTAATGTATCAGCGGTTGATACATCCTCCCCAGCCATCACAGGGTAGTGGAAGACCTGCGAAAAGTAGCCGGCAGTCCTTTTGGCTCCGACCGCAGTTCCGAGGTCATACCAACAGTCCTCGCGGATGTTGTAGATGATTGCGTCATTACACTCCGTCGAGTCACCTTTAGGGTAGAACCACCAAACCTCACCATACCGAGGCACCTTGGTTGCCCAAATCTTCTGGCGTTGGCTGTAGTTCAAATTGTCAAAAAAGAAATTCTGGTTAAAGTTATTTGGCAGCTCTTTAATCACGCCGTTATAGATCAAGAAACGGTCAACACCGCACCAGTAATAAATGCCGTCATACTCGACCACGCTCTGGCTCGAGAGAATCGTAGATGAGCCAACAATGTCATAACGCCAGTACAGTGTCTGCGTTGCTACGGTCGTCGGCGCGTAGCTCACGCGGATCAATGAGTCCAGCGCCCAAAACAAACCTGCTGGCGCATTAGATCCACCGCGGACTGGTAGACCCTTAACAATCTTTTGCGAGGAAACATTGACCTCGTTAGCGTCGGCGCCGTTCCAGTCAAACACATTACCGGCGGAGCAATTCTTAATTAGGCCGTTGTCACCATAAACAAACACATACGGGTGGAGGGCAACAACGCCACCAGAAACGCTGATGTAGTCGTTGGTCGGCGATGTTCCGGAAGAGTCACGCAGCGGGTACATGACGGAGCCGCCGGGCGCGCCCGCCAACACATTCACCTCTGTGCTGCTGTCGATCTGCGCCAAGTTTTGGCCTGGATGCGCAAGCAACAAGTTATTACCGCTGCCGGTCGCGTCAAAAAAGCCGTCAAACTGCCATAAATTAAAGTCAGAGGCAGTGAACTTTGAGTCAACAGTTGCGACCTTGCACGACCAGCCGGAACCCGTTCCACCGATGCTCGTGTTCGCGCAGGTTAAAGTATCCCCTACCACATAGCCGTTCCCAGCCGTGGTAATTGTCACCGACGATACAACAGCGCCAGAAACGACGATAGTGGCCTTTACGCCGGTTCCAGAGCCTCCGGTAAGGGTTACGGCTGAGTAAGTGCCGTTCGTGTAAAGAGAGCCGCCTACAAGCGTTCCTGTGGTCAATACAGGACCGCCATTCATGTTGTATTCAGTAACACCGGCGCCAAGGCCATTGTTGTCGCACTCAAACCGCTCGAGTCCGTTGTTGTAGCCGTTGAATATGCGGTTGTAACCGTTCAGTGATTCGACATAGATGCCACGAGACAAACCCTTAATCTGGTTAGTCATCTCGCGATAGCCGCCAATCTTGCGAGGGCGCCCACGCTGGAAGCGTACCCACTGGCCGTCTTGATAGAAGTCCCTATCCAGCACCGTACCGTCGCGCTGGATGCCAGGCTTAGTATCGAGAGCGAATATTTTTTTTGACATTAGTATGTGCCGCCAGCTATTCCGCCAGTAAAGGTACCGGTGCCCGGTATGGTCAACCCAGTGGAAGCTAAAGTAAACAACTGCGCACCAAGAATTGCTATATTAAATTGCCCTGCACCAGCTCGGTAGATACCGGTAGTCGGCTCAGATCCAAAATACAGGGACGGAGCGCCGACTGAGCCATCAAGCAAGTTAACGGCCGCCTGTCCTGCCACAATCGTGTTGGCGTTAACTAAGTTGGTGCCATCGCATAGCAGCGTAGATTGCTGGTTCGATGAAATCGTTGCGGTCGATCCACCCATTACGCCAGTGCTTACCGTCACCGTGTAGTTCGAGACGGTCGTCGTTGCGTTTTGGATGTAATAAATCTGAATAGTTGGCGGTACGATAATGGTTACATTGCCGGCCAAATTGCCGCTGCTAATGTACTTTTGAATCGTGTTTGATGCCTCTGATGAAGTCAGGGTGTAAGTACCCGACGATACCGTTTTTACCAGCTGTGAGAAGTTAAACTGCGTATTCTTTCCCAAGCCAACAGAATAAAAACCAGTCCCAGAGCAAGCAATTAAGCACGAGTCAGACTGCTGCAGGGTAACCGAGGCCGCGCCGTTGAAAGTATCCGAGCCTTGACACGCCACCGTTAAGGTGCCAGTACCGCCGTTACGCACTTGCGTAAACCAGTTATTGCCTACAGTTGACGCGACCGGCAGCGTGAAGGTTCCCGCGCCGCCCGTCCAGAGGAATAGCTGCGCACGGTCTGCATTTACCGCGGTGTAGCTACTCGAGAACGCGCTAACAGGCGATGACTGGTTAAGCGTTAAGCCGGAGGCATACAAACCATAACCAGCAAGCGTGGAGGCGTCAGCGCTGCTTGTGCCGGTACCAAAGGCAATGATCCCCCAAGTGCCGGAGGTCGTCGCGTTGGTCGTAATGTAGATGTACTGGGCGCTATTTGCTGCAATCGTAATGATCGTGTTAGCGCCGGCGTAGTCTTTGACGGTGAACGAATTAGAGCCGGTGTTGCGGATCAGCGCGTCTTGTCCGACAGAGGCTTGGTTCGCGGGCGGCATATACAGTGAGAGCCCCGTCGTGGTGGCCGACACATTCATAATCCGCGCGGCGTAGTCGTCCGTCGCGTTGCCGTTGATTGGCCACTGCAGTTGAGTGTTTGCGCTCAGTGTGATCGAGCGAAACGAAACATCCGTTGGCTGGATAACAGTGCCGGTAAATGGTGAGTTATAGCTCATGGTCAGGTATCCAATACATTGGCTTGGCGGTCAGCGATACGCTGCACATCCTCTGCCTTCAGCGTGTTGATGATCAGGTCGTACTGCGACTGCCACATAGCAATCCGCTCGTCATTCTTTAGGAACGGCATCGCTTGAAGTAATGAGCCGTACAAAAGAGCTTGCGGCGCATAAATGGTGAACCAGTTGGTTTGGTTGGAAGAGTCCAAAGGCTGGACCCTCTCGTAGTACAAAACCTCAAAGTTATAGGCAGTGTCGGGTGTCGGCGCCACCAGCCAGTGCGTGTAGTCATAGTCGGCGTAGAACTTTGGCTCTCCGGTGGCCGTTGGGTCTGGCCAATACTCACGAAGATACTCGTATTTGCGTAGGAGAACCGGCTGTCTCTCGCCGTTCACAGTCACATTCATAGACACGGTTTTATGCCAACGAGCCGGCTTGTCCACCGTCGCTTGGCCTTGAACCATGTTGGATGTGTTGACAGTCAGGTTGCCAAGAAACTTGATCTGCGAAGCAATAACCTGCTCCGCGAGCATAATGAAGAGTGGGATCTTCTCTAGCGTTTGGGTGTCCGAACGCTCCAAATATGACTGGATATTTTCAACAAGCGAGTCATAGGTCATTACAGCAGCGGTGGTCATCGGGCAATCCTTTTTTGGTTCAACATTTTATCCCGCTGTCAAGGAAAAGCATAGGGTCAAGCGTATGCCCGAGTCCCCGCATGGTCGATAATTAGTTGAGCGTGCCGCAAATCCTTATCGGGAGTGTTTGCGACGCTGATGTGCGTCCATGAATCAAATTCTAGGATGATCTGATCATACGGTACTTTGGCCGCGATACAGGCGTCTACGACTTGTTTTGGGGTCATGCCTGGCACGCGAATATCCGCAGCACACCCAATCCTATGCTGGCTGGTGTCCTTGCTCCCTACAGCGTCATTAACTCGTTTAGAGCGGAATCCTGAATTAACCATCACCGGCTTGCCGCCAACCGCCTTTTTTACCTGCTCAAGCAAGAACGCCAAGCGGACTAAGTTAGCAATTTCATCGCCATTCGGCGTGTTGTCCCAGCCATTGCGCAGAGCAACATCAGAACGGGTAAGCTCCTCGAGGGTAAAATGCTCGGTGAGTTGGGTCATTTCTTGCCCTTCATGTCCATAATTTTCTCAAGGGTGCGTCCACCAAAATAGAAAGACATAATCAACATCCCCCACTGACCAAGAAGCTGCACATACTCCGAATTGACTTCAATCTTTGCGGCAGATAGACCAGCAAAAATAAAGTACCCCGCAAGGATGGCAATCAGCGTCATCGGACGGATGTTCTTGGATAGCCACGAGTCAGAACCCATGTCCGCTTTGAGGCGTTCAGTGAGCTCATGCTGCTCCGATACATCCGCATTTAGCTGTGCAAGCTCGCCGTTTTGCTGCATCTCGAGAAGCTTGAGCTTGGCCTGCTCTGCGGCCGCCGGATCTGGGAATACCTTGTCAAGTATCTTGCTGCCGATGTCTAAGAGTGCGCCGAGAGGTAGCATTATTTAAGTCCCTTCTGCCGTTCTTCCATCAATTTGATTCGTACCTGCAAGTCGTGAATGTCTTTATAAATGTCTTCTTT